TGATTCAGGAGTAACCGCTCCTCCACCTTCTTCTCCTGGTGGTGGGGGTGGTATTTCAAGACCTCCTCCTCCTCCTTCTTCTCCTCCTGGTGGTGGAGGTGGTGTTGATGAGGTACCTTCAGTTGCACCTGACTTAACACCATATAATTTATCAATATTATCAAAAATACCTGTATGAGTAATAATTGTTGCTGTATTTGTAAGTTCAGCACCAACCGCTCTTTCAATTCTTTGTTGTTGTAAATCCAATTTAATTTCTTCATCTGACATACCAAGAATATGTTTTTTACCGTAAGACACCGATACAGGTGCAATACCTTCAACAGCGGTAACCGCATCTTTGTATAATAATATTTTTTCTTTCCAAATATCTAATTTAAGTAAATCAGCTTGAGATGATGGATTTGTTAAACTTAATGAAAAGTTTGACAATTCATCTTCAAAACCCAATAAGAATAAATGTATGATTGCAATTTTATTTAATTCAGCAACCATAGATTTTTGAATTCTATTGATTGTACGTGCAAAACGGATATCCATTAAAGACAAATTTTTACCATCACCAACAGGTTCTTCAAATCCTAAAAATGCTTTAGGTACACGAAGTGCTGTTAATAATTTCTTTTGAATATATTCAATGTCCGCAATTTCAGATAAGTTCTGTGCACCTGGCAATGTTTCTATTGGAGACGCTTGAGCTGGGTCACGAACAGGAATAAAATAATCTTGGTCAACCGCCATTTGGTTAAATCTCATATCAACATTACCTGTTTGAGAATCTACAACTTGAGAACGTTTAAATTTGTTAGCAACACGTTGTACATATGGTTCAACATCTTTATCATCCATATTTCCTACGAATACTTTAAATACACGTCTTTCAGGTGCTCTTGATGTTCTATATATCAACATAGCATCTTCAGATAACAATAATTGTTTCCAAATACGTCTTGCTTTTTCTAACATAGATGTACCATATGGTAGTTTTCTATCATCACCTAATAATCTAAAGTGAGCCATTTCCCATGAATTAAATTCCATGTCTTTTGCCTTCCATTTAAATCTTAAACCTTTATTTTCTATAGGTTCTTCAACATTTGCCGATTTTGCCGCCATACCTCTCTCCAAACGTTCAATTTCAATGTTTGGCAATTGCATACAACCAACAACACCACTTTCTGAATCAAGTTTTAAATACACAAAATTATCCCCATATTTACAAGTATTTCTTGTCCACATAGGTAAGTTTGTATTAATATCTAAAACATTGTTAAATAAATCGGCAAGAATGGATTTTATTCTTTTTGATTCCGAGTAAATCTGTAACATATAACCATTTTGGTCAACAGTTGTAGACTCTTCACCATAAATGTCTAACGCAGCTGAGATTTCCGGGGTGTACTCCATACTTTCGTAATCATAGAAAGAAGCCAATCTTGTTGGTTCGTAGTATACTGCTTGAGTATATAAATTACTCTCAATTTTAGTCCATTGATTTGCTAAGTAATAAGTTTGTTGTGCTTGTAATAATTGTTTCTCGTATTCTTGTTTGGAAGGTGTTTTTAATAACTCTTTCTTGTCAAATTTGTATACGGGATAATCTTGATTTAATAATGCGTTAGGTCCGAAAGCTTGGGATAATCTTTGCCAAACTGTTAATTCTGCCGAATTTTTCGGATTTTTAATTTCCATTCTATCCATATCCCTTAATTTAATCTTTTTTTACTAAATATAAATATTATCTTCCTCCAAATAACCATCCATATTTTTGATAATCTTCTTTTGATACGTTTTGTCCACCAAATTGTTTATGTCTTTCATTAGTATTTGGTAATACAGGATTAAAAGATATTTGTCTTGAAACATTATCATTAGAATTAACTGACCATGAATCAATCATTGCTTTTGTTTGTTCTGTTACCTTTTGCAAACTTGTAAAAGATGCTTCAGCAACATATGTTGCCATAGCAATTGACATTATTAAGTCATCATGTCCACCCTTTTGGTGGTCAGGTCTACCATTTATATAAACAAATTTATTCATTTCGTTATATAATCTTGAACTATAAATTTTAAATTTATGTCTCATTGCTTCTTCGAATGAAGAAATTATTTGTACACGTTTGTTATTAAAGTTTATACCGGGTATTTTTTCTAACGACTTATAGTCATATTTCCATTTGTTTGCAACCTCAACACCATCAACATACAAATTCTTATAACCTAATTCTTGAAGTTTTCTTGCCGTGGAAACACCCATACCTCCTGTTATATCTATTACGATAAAACAATTATACATATTTCCCCATTTATAACATATTTCTGCCATCGTATCTGGGGGTAGTTTACCAACATATTCCGCAACCTGTTCTCTTTCATCAAAATCAATTATTTGAAATGATGAGAAGTCTTCACTATCACCTCTACTTACGTCAACACCCATTACATACTTATGACCCATAACAGGCTCTTTCCATATCCAAAGAGAATTACCCATCATTTTATTTTGAGGTTCTCTAATTAAGTTCTCTTGAATTTCTTGTAATAAGTTAGAATCAAATACATTGTCACCCGACCCTAAAAAGTTACATTCTAACTCTTGTGATACCTTTCTTTTGTCATATTTCAACTTTTTAACCATTCCTTCAAACCAAGATGAACATGGTTTGTATCCATCGGTTAAAATCATTTGGAGTTCTACATAATTTCTTTGTTCATATGGAATATGATTCCAACTTAATATACCGTCTTTTGGATAATCCTCTTTATTTAACAAATAATGAATTATATCTGTTGTTTTAACAAAATATAAATCCTTAGTATATCTTGGGTCTTTATACCAAAACATTTCAGATATTTTGAAATCATTCATTCCTCTTAATGCTTGGTCATAGATTTCATAATAAATTGGGTCTTGACCGTTTGGTGTTGAAATAACAATAACTTTACCACCCGTTGACAATGACGCCATACACGCAGCCCAAAAATCATTATCGGCTTCAATAAAGGCGGCTTCGTCAAATACTAATATTGTTGGTGTAAAACCACGGAGAGCATCCTTTGATGTTGCCACAGCTTTAACCTCACATCCATTAGTTAATTTATAATGTTTTTGTGAATTTTTTTCAGGAGCAAAATCAATACCAACCCATGCAGGCCATTGACTAATAAATGCTCTTATTTTATTCGCCATTTCTTGAGAAGTATCAAGTTTATTAGCGATTATAAGTATTTTCTCAGGTTTTTGTTTTTTTGCAAAGACCAATTTTTTTGAAGCCCAAGCGGCAGTAACTGTTGATACACCAGCTTGACGATATTTTAATGCAATGTTTTCATTAAAACTTTCGTAATCTTCTAATAATGAAATTTGGTCAGGAAATAGTTCTAGTGGAACGTATTTTTGGACTGTGTTGTCATATGTTTGTAAGTAAGTTCTTAACGCATATGGTGTATCTTTCATACACTTCACATACTCTAACATTACTTGTTCTTTCGATAAGTTGGACATAGATTTTTATAGATATTAAAGACCTAATGAGCTTAAGTCAATATCATCCAAATCATCTTCGTCTTCATCATCGTAATCGGACATTGTTTTTTCGTATTCTTGTTTTCTTAAATCCGCAACAATCTCATCAACCATTCTCTGTATAAATTGTTTACCTTGTGAGTCACCAGATAAAATTAATTTAGCTATCCTCATAAATTCTTCAGCAGATAGTCTTGAGAATCTTACAAATAGATAATGTTGGATGTGTCGTTTATCTTCCTCAAATAAATCATTAGGATAAGATTCTTGGAATTTTTCCCAAAATATTGGACCTAATCTTGAATCCCATATTTCACCCGGTAATGTATCTTCAGCACCCATAACCATTTCAGATTGTTTTGGGTCATCAGGTAACCCGTGTGTACCAAAAATTTCATATACACCTTTAACTAACTCGTGAACTAATAATGGAAAGGTTGCCGCTCTAGCTTTTACTGTTGGAGGGTCTGTTTGGTCATCAATCTCACTTTGTCCCATTTGACCTTCACCTGAACCCGCCATTCCTTCCATATCAGGATAAACCCAATATAAATGCTCCATTAATGCTTGATTTACACCATAAAGATTGAACAATCCAGGATTTAATCTGTCTAATTCGTCTTGCATCAAAACATACATATGACCACCTTTAAAAGCCGCACCTTGTATTAATGAATTTATAAATCTTCTTTTTG